CGGCGGCACGATTTCCGGCGTTACTTATGCAGCCGACTCAATCAGTGGCAATGCTGTCGATGGCGGCACAATTAGTAATTTCGCGTCCACGGGAATTGACGACAACGCTGCATCCACGGCTATTACCATTGATAGTAGCGGGAATGTTGGCTTCGGGACGACAACACCATCCAACAAAGTTCAAGTTTCTGTCACTGACGCCGGCTCCGGAGCCGGAGCCGTTTGTTTAGCATTGATCAATACCGACTCGACGAACAACAACGCTGCCTCTATAAGCTTCCAAACATTTGACACGGGAGGAACGACTATTGCAGCCGCCAAAATTCTTGCAAGCTATCCCTCCCACACCGTTGGGAGTGTTACTGGAGAATTGGCGTTTGAAACGACCAATGCCGGTTCCCGCACGGAAAAAATGCGGATTCTAGGCAGCGGCAACGTTGGCATTGCGATTACAAACCCCACCCACAAATTGCAGGTCGTCGGCACTGCCGGCCTTAGCACCGGGACCGCTTGGACGAACACCTCTGATTCTCGCTTAAAAGACGTCATCGGTGATTACGCTCCAGGTTTGACCGAAATATTGGCCCTTAGGCCCGTCATGTTTAGATATAAAGATAACAACCCCCTCGGCCTTGTCTCAGACAAAGATCAAATTGGATTCGTGGCGCAAGAGGTGCTGACGGTCATCCCTGAGGCTGTGTCTGAGAGCTCAAGCGGTTACCTAGAACTCAATGTCGATCCGATTCACTGGGCAGCCATTAACGCTATTCAAGATCTTGCCGCTCAAAATGCCGCTCTAAGAACTGAGCTAGACGAAGTAAAGGACTTCCTTACCGCTCAATTCAACTTTGGAGTCGCATAATGGCCACCGAACAAATAGATGCCGTTGGCAAAATCATCCTAGCCATAGCCGGGATCATCATGGCTTATCTGCAAAATCAGTGCAGGAAAGACCTTGATCAAGCCCACGCCAAGATCCGGGAGCTAGAGGGCAAAGGCACCGGGCTTGTTAGAAAGAAATTCGGGACTGTGCGGCGTCTTTTATACAAGGAGAATGGCGATGGAAGACAAGAAGTCACCACTGGAAAGCAAGACGTTTTACCTCGGGATTTTGAGCCTAGCGGGCGGGCTTTTGGGGAAAGCTTACCCGCCAGCGGGGGAGTGGATCAGGAACAACGCTGACACACTGCTAGTGGTCATTGGCGCTTTAACGCCACTGTTTAGGTCTGGTGCTGATCAGAAGTTGGACTGGAAGGTGTGGAGCGTTAGCAAGAAGTTTTAGATGTCGGCTAGTTTCGCAAGATCCAATGCTACAGCCTTAATATGTTTATGTAGCTGAAACACCTGTTCGGGCTGGAATCCATCAGTAATGATTTGATAAACCAAACCCGAGAGTGTCTCGAACTGGTCTCTATATTGTGCCAAGAGATTCTCAAGATACTTGACTCTTGATTCAAGCTCTTCTTTGGAAGCCGTGTGCGTGTTGTGGTCAGATACTTGGGTGAAGCTCATTTATTTGCTCTCTACGCATCTAGGATTTTTGAATTTGGTGTCAATCACGCTTTAAAATCTCTTCAAGTGACGTGAAAACAAGAACCGCCGTCATGAAACCATATCCATACCACCTAATTTGCCAAAGGAACGGCTCGGGAACAAGCCGAGTTATCTGCCACCAGCCAAAGAGAGCAAAGGTTGCGCAGCATGACGCTCCAATAAATCTCACTTTATTCGCAGACCTCCGAGCGAGGGCATGACGCCGAGCTGCTGAAGCACCCAGATAATGAGTAGCAGGATAAGCACACCTAGCAAGACGTTGCGAAACGGTGGCGGCATGGGAATTTGCATTACTAGCCACGCGACAAAGCCTGCTAGTGCGATTAAAATAATAATACTGATAATGCTCACGATGACCTCTTTCAATTAACTGTTATCGTTTCCATCCAAATAAAAATATAGTTTCCATTACTCTGGAAGATCCCCATCATCCTTAGCCATCGGAATATCCCAGTCCCTGCGAGGAGCATGGACACGAGCATAGTCCTCCATGAAGGTGATCAAGTTGTCGTTAATCGCGGCAACCAGTTTTATGAGCTCGTATTGAAATTCAGTCATCTTCGCTCCTTTTTTTCTTTTCCCCATCCCATCCAAACAGCGAAAATATAATGACGAATGCGAAGGTCAGGAGCAGAAACGGGCCACCGATAATGATGTCTAGAAGGATATATAGTTTTTGTTTCATTAGGCGCTGTGCTCTTCAAAGAATTTGTCACGCTTTTCTGCATACTCTTTGAATTTCTGTGATTGTTCCATCAAACTGAGGGAAAGCGCCGGTAGATCCTCGGGCTTCCCCAAGATCAGCTGGATCGCAATGCCACGCATTTCGGAGACGAGCAGCGCCCGCTCGATATGAATATGCATAGCGTCTTTGCCAGCCTTAAGCTCTGAGACTGTCATTGGCTCATGGATTCTGATGATGTCTTCTTTTTGCATACTAAACCTCGTCTAAGTTTAACTTGTAGACTTTGGCTTCTTCTTTCAAAAGATGGCGCGCTCTCTCAATCTCATGGAGCCTGGTTTCAAGCTCCTCCTCTTCTTCAATGAGTACGCGCCAAGCTTCCAAAAGGCTTATTTTTTCTTCATCCCATTGAGCGCGATCGACGTCGTCATAGAACCTGGTCATGCGGACTCCACGATTAACTCTATGCGTTCTGGAGCGCCGTAAAACTTGCTGACTGTGGCAGACACCACCTGAGCATCGTCGTCAAAGAGAAGCCCGTTTCCAGCGTCTAGGATCAGCTTCAGGTAATTGTCTAAGTCCGGGCGCACGCAGGGAAACACTCTGCTCTTGGGAATCGACTTCGGGCGTTTCAGGTAAATAGCCACCGACATGTAAACCGGACCATCAAGCTTCGGCGCTTTATCGGCGCGCAACAGAAACCTAATCTCAGCCTCTGCCGAAACAGTCTTCTCATCCGTGTAGGTTCTGCCTTTGCCAAAGCGCGGCCTGCCTTTACCGACTGGCTTTACAAGCAGGACTGTTTTGAAACTCATCAAAGACCCAATCTGACGTCGTCCACAATCGCTTTGAGTGCCGACACTGGGTGACCAATTAGACGGTTGTGAATCTCCTCCCAATACTGCTCAGGAGCGCTCATGCCTTGAAGGATCTTAAAGACCACCTGTTGCTGGTCGTCCCTTCCCTGGTAGACCGTCTCGACCTTTGACTTGGCAGCGCTTTCAAAGGGAACATAAACAGCGTCCACCTTCTTTTCCTTGGGAGCTGTCTCATGACTCTCTTTGTCGGGATCAATAAGGTCTTCGGTAATAATGCAAAAGGCCTGAATCAAGGCATATTTGTGCGCCACCGACATGGCTTTGTTGCTCGCCTTGTCACCAGAGTCCATCCCCTCACCAATCACCACACAGTCGACGTTAGAACCATCGGAGGCAAAGAAAGTGTATTTGATCTTGAGCATCCGGTAGATCAGATTCCCGCCGCCTCTGGCCTGCCGCTCCTCAGTGCGGTCCTCAAGAACCGTCGGCATCGAGAACACGCCGTTCTTCGCCATAATGGCATTCACATGGTTATAGACGTCGTCTATGCCGCGAAACTTAAAGTTCTGAGCTGTATTGACCTTGGACTTAGTAATCGGGCCGATCTCAGCCATGATTGCTGCCATGGCGGAATAAATTTTAGATACAGATGCCACCGCCATAGTCTTTAGTCCTTGAGCTTAAGGTGAAGCCGCTTCTTTTGCTTAAGTTGCGCCCAGACAATCTCTTTGCCAGCCTTAAGGTCCTCGCCAATCTCTTTGAGATTTAGCCTGTAGACCGTCTCGGCTTGGTAGTAATGGTCGGGGACGCCGCAGAGACTTATAAAATTGAGCGTCACCAGATTTAGAAAACTCTTTTGCTCGAGCGGGAAGTTTACTTCGACTGAAGGCGGGTTCTTGGCTGTAGCAAGCTTCTCAAGGGAGCCGTTAAACGGCAGATTGGGATTACCCTCAATCAGCTCCACGGCCTGAGTCGATATGGCCTCTAGCAGCGCCTCGTCTTTCTTTTGCTGATCACTCGCAGCCCTCTTGATCTCTTTCAGTTTCTCAATCCGGGCTTTCAGATATTCCCGGTCGTCAAGAAACTCGTCGATACCTTTGCTCTGAGAGAGAAGGGCTAAGTTAAACTCTGCTCTGACCGCTTCAGTGAGCTCGACACCACCGTCTACCAGGTCGCATATCTGAGATAAGCGGAAGGTGCGCATCTGCAGCGACTGAATTTGTGCAACAGGCACCAAAGCTTTCTTGCTAGCCATAGGCGACCTCGTAAATGAATTCAATTTTGAGTTTTGCTTTAGGCATGTTTGTGGGCACCTTTCTGCATGTATTGCACCTGGGTAATTTGGCGTATTCGCCTGCAACGTCGACAGGATGTAGAATATTGCTAGATATCAACTGCGAGTGAGAATATAAGGGGCCTAATCCGGCCAAGAATTGAAGCCCCTGTGTAACGACTAAATTAAAAGTCGTAATCACTGAAATTTGCGAATCCATTCGCCTGTGCATTACTGTGTCTTCGATGTTGAAGCATCGAGGTCGCTTGCTATCCAACCAGCCACGGTTGTTTGCCTATCAATTACTTTGCTCATAGTAACCAGCCTTTATTTGCCAAATATTGACTGGATTAGCAATATAAAAACTGAACTATTAAGTTTAGTTAATTAACTTAGGAAGTTAACCGATGAGTAGGCTATTATTCCCCCGGCTTAATTTTGGTCTTCGGATGGATACTGCAAGAAAACTATTTGGGATGAATCTCGCAAAGCTTTGCGATAGGCAGGGCTTTGGTCGCAAGGATTTGGCTGAATCGTTAAATGTGCAGCAAACGATGGTAAGCCGTTGGATTGCTGGCGGCACTCTTCCGACCAAGCATCTCGATGCCATCGCGAGATATCTAGCAGTAGATGTTAAGGACCTGTTTGCTCTTCCAAGCGAGCCCACCCCACTGCCTCCGAAATTGAATCTCACGCCTATCGATGCACTTAAAATCGTAGCCAAAGATTATGGTTACTCTTTGAAAAGGCAGTGAAAAATAGTCGGTGGGCCGTTTTGCCTATTAAGTCAATGAGTGTTACGAGCCTTGACACCTCCGCCCCTCTGCCCTAAAGCTGTCCTTGCTATCCGACCAGCCACGCTTAGCCAGCGTGGCAAACATGTTCGAGTCAGTTACATCTTCGTCGCAACAAGCCTGGGTTACCCCCGGGCTTGAAGCACTCCTCTATTCTCCAATTTCTAAAACTGAGGTCCCTATGGCTCGTATCAACGTCGATGACGATTGGTTCATCGATATTCTGAACCGGCGCAAGCGGTTGATAGAAGCTATCGCAGAGCTGCCGGTGTCGCGCGAAGACATGGCCGACGGGATGTCCTTAAGAGCCTGGCGATTAGCGCAGGACTTCTGGAAACAAGGCCGAAAAAACATCCCTATCGACCTTTTTCGCGAAGCCGGACTTAGCGCGCTAATTGATTGCAACCTTGCAGAAATACAATCCGGCGGCGTGTATGTCCGCGGAACTAAATCAAAAAGCGAATGGATGATTGAGAGAAAGAAGTCAGCGAGTGCAGGTGGCAAAAAAAGCGCGGAGGTAAGGCTGTCTAAAAAAGGAACAGCAATCCCTGAAAATGCGACAAATTCCTCGAAGCAAAACCGAAGCAAACGCAAGCAAAAGCAAGCAAACCCAAAAAAACCGAACGCTCTTCCTCTTCCTCTTACTCTTACTCTTAATCTTAATTCTCAATCAGAACAAACCTTCGCTCCTTGCGTCGCGGCCCCCTCGGACCTTGAACTTCGCGAACCGGTCGGTGCTGACGTTTGGCAGTCCTATAGGTCGGCTTACTTTTCCCGGTATCGTGTCGAGCCTGTCCGGGACGCCAAGGTCAACACGCACTGCAAACAGCTAGTCAAGATTCTAGGCGGCGACGGCGCCGTAGGCGTCGTAAAATTCTTCCTTACGCACAATAACTCTTTTTACATCACGAAAACGCACGACCTCGGGCTGTGTGTGTCGGATGCACGTGGGCTCCACACTCAGTGGCTCGCCGGTTACCGAGTTACGAGCTCTGAAGCGCGGGACGCAGATAAGGGACAAGCGCAAGCGCAGGTATTTGCCTCTGTTACTGAGAAACTGAAAAGGGAGCTCGAAGCTAATGGCGGCAAGTTTTGAGGACCTGATGATTCTTTTGGGACTACTGGCTGAAGCGTCTAACGAGAAAGTCAGTCCGCTCCGGCTTGAGTTTACGGCGAAGCATTTGTTTCTGCTGGGTGCTGACAACGTGTGTGAGGCGCTTGGCAAGCTGCTTCAGTCAGCTCGCCGCTTCCCCACCGTTGCCGAAGTGAAGGCCGAGATGGGGAGGGCTGAGCTGACGCCTGAAGACGAGGCGAAGATGATCGCAGAACGGATCTTAACAGCGGTTGGACAGTTTGGTGAGATACCACCCGGAAACACAACCACCCCTGAGGCTGTCAGAATGGCCCTTGGAATCGCCGCATGGGAGGTAGTTGGTAGATCCGGTGGGTGGAACGCTGTCGTCGATCGTAGTGGCGAAAATCAGGTCTCAGCGCGGGCACAGATTCGGGACATCGCTGGTGTGTATCTGAAGACCGGTGTCATCGAGAGGGGGACTCTCCCTGAAAAGACGGTTGGGGCGTCGGAGGTAATTGGGGAAGCGAAGAGGAGGCACCGAATACTTTTGCCTGAAGCTCCGCAGATGACGGACGAGCAGAAGCGATTACTTGAAGCCAAGATTGCGGATTTGAAACAGCAGCGGGCAGACATGGTGGCGCGTGCTGATAACGCGCTTGAGATCACGAGAAGGCAGTTGGCAGGAAATATAGGTGGTTGACTAGTGAAAACTAGAGAAAGCGAAAATTATGAGATTAACCAATTGCAAGCGAGGGCCAGGAGTGTTGCCAGAAAATACAAACGTCCAAACGAAGCAGATGACTTTGCTCAAGAAGCAGTTATCGCAATGCTCGCCGGCCGCAAAGCGAGCCTTGAACAACTTTTTATCGACTATTTACGGGCACAGTATGGTCGCACAGGGGTACGCAGCACTTCTGGAGGAAGGGCTAAGTCAGCTGCCATCCACGGTGCCGTCTCGCTTGACCAACCAATATCAGGCGAAAATCAAAACACTCTATATTCAGTCATCGCTGCTCCTGGAAGAGATCCAAGACCTTTCGGAGCGGACTGGCGAGATCGAGTATCTTTTAGAGGACGAAATTCCCTCATCGCGGAACTGAGATACGACTTCGAGATGAGTCCGCAAGAGATCGCGGATCTCCTCGGAGTGAGCGCAGCAAGAATCAGCCAGCTTTTTCGGGGCATCGAGAAAGAGATCCAGAGATGCGCGATCCTCAGCGAAGTAGCCGACACTTACAAGGACGATGAAGAGTATTCGAAACTTCAAATTAGATGGATCAAGTTATGAACTGCCCGCGCTGTAAGACAAAGCCGAAGCAAAAGCATCACAACGCAAAATGGTGCGTCTCCTGCGCGGCGCAGCTCCGCAAAAGACCTGCTGGGAACCTGACGCTAGAGCAGGAACGTAAGGCGCGTAAACTTGCGGGAACCATGTTCATCAGCGAACTAGCGAAGGAGGTTGGTACTTCTGATTCAAACATCGACAGGTGGGCTAAGCAAAACGGCGTCAATATAAATGCTTTCAGATACTCGGACAAGACGGTTGCACAAGTGTGCGGGTACTACGAAAAGCACGGAAAGATCAAAACACAGAAGAGGTTCCCAGATGTCTGCATCCGTAGCATCACCGACCAAAAATTTAAGAGACTTGGCTATAAGCCCCGTCAAGTTTGCTGGACTGCCCCTCAGTTACTTGACGGGGCTAAAATGGGTGGGCTTGTGTCGCTTGTCAAGCAAGCCAAGTATTTCAATCGTCCGGGCGCGAACAAAGGCGCGATGAGATCGCTCTGGTCAAAAAAATTCGGTTTCGGCTCCGGGTGCGTTAACGGACTGAGCCAATATATTGCGATTCACTACGTGAAAAGTTCTTGCCCCTACTACCTCACGTCTTTCCGTGAGAGTTCGAACGGGCCGCGCATAGTGGCGCTATGGATTGATGTTGAACGTCATCTGAGGGACGAGGTTCCCAAGCACCTCCGCGCAGCAATTGAGTCGCTCGCTAAATTTCAAAGGTGGCTGCATGGACGCAATGTGCGTCGAAGCGTTGAAAAAATATTGGAGGAAAGATGAGTAACAAGGTGACGAAGATCGAGCAGAGAAATCCCGCAGTAGTCGATGCCGAGACATTCGATACAAAGCGCGTCGTCAAAACCCTTGAAGGTCTGATGAACAGGGTCACTGATCAAGACTGCACACCTGACACCGTGAATGCGGCGTGCAACTGCGCCGACAAGATAACCGACATATTGCGGCTGCATCTGGATGTTGAAAGGCTGAAGAGAAAGATGACGCCGTAATAAATAAAAAGGGGAAAGCATGAAGTATGTAATCGTTAGAACGCAGTCGGCAGGTGTTTTTGCAGGTGAACTAGAGTCGCGAAGTGGTCAGGAAGTTGTTTTGCTTAACGCTAGACGCTTGTGGTTTTGGACGGGTGCCGCGAGCCTTTCACAGATGGCCGTCGATGGGACATCGTCGCCCGACACGTGCAAGTTTCCGGTCGCTGTTTCCCGCGTTGAGCTTTTACAAGCGATTGAGATTTTGGACGTGACCGATAAAGCGAGGGCTTCGATTGAGGGGGTGAGGGTATGGTCTCAGTAAACCACGGTTACGGTTACGGCCTCGGTTCTGGCGACGGTGACAGTTACGGTTACGGCGACGGTTCTGGTGAAGGTTCCGGTTTCGGTTCTGGCAACGGCTCTGGTCTAGGATCAGGTGACGGTTCCGGTTGCGGTTTCGGTTGCGGTGACGGTTTCGGTTTCGGTGACGGTTCCGGTTTCGGTGACGGCGACGGTTCTGGTGAAGGTTCCGGTTTCGGTTACCGTTACGGTTCCGGTTTCGGTTGCGGTGACGGTTCCGGTTACGGTTCCGGTTTCGGTTACGGTTCCGGTTCCTGTGACGAGTGGGATAAATGAATGACTGACCAAGATACCATTGAGGCCTTGCGCGCTGCGCTTGACGCTGCGCTGGCCGAGCTAGCTGCAACGAAGGCAAAGCTTGTAGCAGCGGAAGAGATGGTAGCGACGAATCTACCCGGCGGGTATCCAGCCGTGGGCTTAACCAAACGCGAGCTGTTCGCAGCAATGGCGATGCAGGGTCTGCTTGCTGCCGTGTATTCAAACAAAGAAATGCTTAATGAGTTTACTAGCGACGGATCAAAAGGCTCTTACCAGAAGCATGTTACTGGCCGTGAAGCGATTGGTGCGAATGCTGCAAGTTACGCTGACGCCCTAATTGAGAGATTAGAAAAAAGCCCCCCGGCGGAAGGGAGAATTGAATGACATCTGACCCGCACAACGACAAGCGCCTCATTGCGAACCTAATATGCTGGGAGCTATGGGTCTAAAAGCAGAGAGAGCAGCTAGAAATTCTTGCAAACTATATAGCGTATGTCGCTTCTGAAATTTAACGGGGAGAAAGTCGCATGATCAAGATTACAGTATTCGCGGAGCCTTGGGTTTACGTCGGCGATACGACGATAGAAGACGGCTATTATGTCATTCGTGGTGGCGCGAACATAAGGCAATGCGGCACGTCGCGCGGGCTCGGAGAGCTTTTTTACGGCCCTACGCCCCAAACGAAACTAGACAAAGTACCGGGCGCTCTGCGCATACCTGTCGGCAAGATGACGGCAGGCGGTGAGCGCGATTGTCATCAAGAGGTGTGGGAAAAGGTTTTGGCGGAATTGGTGTTAGATTCACAGCCGAGTGGGGGGTCAATCGATATTGGCGGCGAGCAAGTTGCTGAGGCGGCCTCTCATCCCTATAAAATAGGCGCTCCATACCTCATCCGAACTGTCACCCACTACTACACGGGTAGACTTGTTGCCGTGCATCAGCAGGAACTTCTATTAGAAGACGCCGCTTGGATTGCGGACACTGGCAGATATCACAAAGCGCTTGAGACTGGTGAAGTTAGCGAGGTCGAGCCAATTAAAGGCCAATGCATCGTCGGACGCGGCGCCATTATTGATGCAGTTGATTGGCCAAATAGTATCGCGCTTCCAAGGACCCCAAAATGAACGCAGCTTTGTTGTCCGGGTACTCTGATTGGAGCGGGAGCAAGAGCTGTAGCGGGAGCGCGAGATTGAGCTTGAGCAAGAGCTGGAGCTGGAGCGCGATCAGGAGCTGGAGCTGGAGCAAGAGCTGGAGCTGGGGCGGGAGCATGAGCAGGAGCAGGAGCGGGAGCAAGAGCAAGAGCAGGGGATGGAGCTGGAGCGCGAGCAGGAGCAGGAGCGGGAGCAGGAGCGGGAGCAGGAGCAGGGGCAGGGGCGCGAGCAAGAGCAGGGGATGGAGCTGGAGCATGATCATGAGCTGGAGTAAAGACGAATGATTTCCAGAATCTTTAGAAGAATACGCTGTTTTTTCCTCGGACACGAAATCGAAGAAACAGTGTTTCGGAATTACGGAAATCACTTTGTGCTTTTGGTGCGGTGCGAGAATTGCGGGATGAATAAGATTAAGGATGATCAGTGAAGACGCAAGCGGGCTTAGGGAGGGGAGAATTGAATGACATCTGACCCGCACAACGACAAGCGCCTCATTCGCGGCGCCATTATTGATGCAGTTGATTGGCCAAATAATATCGCGCTTCCAAGGACCCCAAAATGAACGCAGCTTTGTTGTCCGGGTACTCTGATTGGAGCGGGAGCAGGAGCAGGAGCGGGAGCGCGAGCGGGAGCTGGGGCGGGAGCGTGAGCAGGAGCAGGAGCGCGAGCAAGAGCTGGAGCTGGAGCGCGAGCAAGAGCTGGAGCTGGAGCAAGAGCGGGAGCTGGGGCGGGAGCATGAGCAGGAGCAGGAGCTGGGGCGGGAGCATGAGCAGGAGCTGGAGCGGGAGCATGAGCAGGAGCTGGAGATGGAGCGGGAGCAGGAGCGGGAGCAGGAGCAGGGGCAGGGGCATTCGGGGGGTTTAGAGTCTGTGGATAACGTCAGGCAGCTCGCCCTCTAACTGCCACTGGTCGCTATAAAGTCCACCGTAGGGGCGGTGAAGAGTTTTTGACTTGTGGTCTCCCAGCTCTTTACCGCACCGCTGATCCCGTACTCCTTCATGATTTTACGCTTAAACTCAGCGATCAGGTCATTGAACTGACCGCCATTGATAAGGCCGTTAGACGCCTTCTTATGGAAGGCGGCTAGCACTTCACCGTGGAATACTTCTATCGGAGACGCGTCAAATTTTTCCCACCCTGAAGTCATAGACTCCTCAGCGCCTTTAAAATCACGTCGCTCTTGCCATACGGACTTCCCCACTCAACCGCTCTATTCACGATTGTCGAGGCTCTCGTCGCCGACGCCTTGGGAAGCGCCTTGCCGTCTCTTTTTAAGTACCTAGCTTCGACTACCGTTAAGGGTTCGACAATGAAATAAGGCTTAACCGTCACGCCTCTTTTTATAAGCTCATCCCTCAACACTCTTTCCGCGAATGGACAGTCGATCAGAACTGTTTTGCCGTCAGCCGTTGCCGCTATCGTCGCATCAACAAGTGACTTTCCAATGTAGTCGTCGTGGCTCACGTAGGTGAATTTGTCTTTCAGCTGCTCGCACACCCAGCTCTTTCCCGAACCGGGCACACCGCACACCATGATCACGCTCTTCTCGTCACGCGGCGGAACGACGACGTCCATTATTTTTCCTTTCGGTTAAGACGGGTCCGCTTAATCGCTGCGCGGCGTTCATGACGATTCATAGGCGCCTGGAGGCTAGCGCGTTCAGTCGAGCTTCAGAAGAGACTGCCAACCAAAGGTAAGGAGATAGCCGACTTGCCGATAAACCCGGTGGTCGAGCAAGCCATGGCAGGCCATAGGTTCCTAAAGCCCACGGCCGAAGTCTTCGCTAAAGATCTGTTCTGGTCCGCCCGAAAGAGGCTGGGGAGGCTTGCCACGGATGTTCTTTGCCGGCAAGCAAGTGGCGCGCAACATTTTGTGCTAGAATAATTTCATCCCCACAAAGCAGCGCAGCAGTCGGACCTCACAGAGAGCCGCTAGGGCCGAAGTCCGTTCTGTGCTAGTTTCTCCTAGCAAATCTTTCATCTCTTCCGGGGCCTCTGGTTTTAACTGGGGGCCTTTTTTCATTTGTAGCTCCAGAGCTTTGCCTCGCCGTCTCTCGTATCAACATGCACAAAGGTCTCGGCAATTCCGATTCCCTTAAAGCCGATCCTCTGAGCCAGCTGGACCAGGGCATATCTCTCCTTAGCCGACGCCGTCCCAATATCATAGGCCTGGCACTTCACCCCAGTCTCGATCTTCACGACGTGGAAGCTGCTGATCACTCCTCCGACCTCGAGGTTGTGTGTGATGCAGCGAGCTCCTGAAGAGATTCGCATCGGCTTGCCGTATAGATCCCGGAAGGCCTGCAGCCTAAAGAGCGTATCTATTTCAAATGCCTCGGCTTTTTTGCCGGGACACGCGAGGTTCAGACACTTGCACTGGATTTCCTCTAAAGAGAAGTGCTTCGTGAGCATAGTCACCTCGCAATATTTTGGGATGAGGGGATGAGGGGATTAAGAATAGGGCCGATTGCCCTCAACAAAGCCACAACGTCCCCACAGCCTCCCGACTCTGGTACCGGAATAGCGGCAACACGTTGATAGGAACCACCATCTCTGGATACCTGGTGTTGCACCGAAAGCAGTAAAAGACAGGACCGCGATCCCCAGGCCCCTGGTAGACCGTCAGTCTCGCGTCACAGATAGGGCAGTCATCACATTCCATTTTGACCTCCTTGGCAGGTATTAGTCTGCAAAAAGAAAGCCCCGGGAGGCCAGGGCTATACTTTAAAATTCAAACTCAGCTTTCGCTTTAGGCCTGCCGCGTTTAGCAGCTTTCTTTTTGCCTGTCTTCGCCTTCTTTTTGCGGGCTTTCTTAACCGCTGTAGGGGGTGCCTTGACAGAGGCGCCCTTGCGGGTAGCAGCTGTTTTAATTGCGTTGGCTCGCACCTTCTTGGTCTTTTTCTTAGTCTTTTTCTTGGTCTTGCGTTTGGCTTTGGCCATGGTGTTTCTCCGCGTCTATGGGTTAAAGCTACCGCGTTACTGGTACGATATATTTATATGCTATATCAATAATTAATTAATTCAATCTACCTGAAGGCATTTCAACTGATGGAAATAGCACTCGCACTAATGAGTCTTGTTACAGGATTAACCGCTGGAGTGGTGGGATTTGATATGATTCATCGTAAGGCTGCGATGGCTAGCATCATCAAGTTCCAAGAAGAGCTGAAGGCTGAAGCTGCCAAGCTTGCCTCGCTTCACAACTCGACCGTTGAACAGTTCCGGGGGATCTCCGACAAGGTGTCGGCGCATGAGATGATCATCAAGTCGGGCCATCGACCATTAAAGTGATGGGTATGTAATATGTTCAAGGAAGGAATGCCAAGGCATCCGGAAGCTGGGCGGAAGGCGGGCACGCCCAACAAGTCGAGCCTAAAGGTGATCGACCAGTTGATCTCCAAAGACATCAATCCCGTCGAGAAGATCCTCGCTCTGCTCGAGCACGGTGACATCAGCGATAGCAAGAAACTCCAGGGCTGGATGCAGGTTATGTCCTACTGCTTTCCGCAACTGAAGAGCGTGGAGCTGCAAGGAGATGCGGATAGACCGCTGACAGTGAGTGCCGAAAACATAGCTGCTCTTTGTAAGCTTGCTCGATCTAGCAATGGATGAAGTCCTGCCCCAAGAGGCTAGAGACGCCCTCTGGGGGGTCGGGATTCTCCAGTGGAAGCTTTGGCCTCAGCAATTCTCTATCTATAACTCCATCAGGTCTCTGCCGCGCAATGTCGACGAGCCGGTCCTGCTGCTAGCCAGGCAGTACGGGAAGTCGCATCTTGGTGTCCTCATGGCCGCTGAGGACTGCATCCGCTTCCCTAATAGTTGCATCCTAATTGTCGGTCCTACCTATGAGCAGTGCCGTGACATCGTGGTGCCGAGGCTTGAGAAGATTATTGCAGATGCCCCACCGGGGATGGTGAAGCGTCTAAAGTCTGAAAAAAAATGGCTAATTGGTGACTCAGAGCTGGTGATTGGTGGCTTTGACATCAATAGCTCGTCACAGCGCGGCAAGACAGTTCAGAACATCTACATCGAAGAGGTGGTTGACTCGCACCCGGATCACTACCTGGAGTCGATGCGCTCTGACTTAGGCCCGGCTCTTACCCACTCTGACGCTGGCAAGATGATCTTCCTCACTACGCTCCCAAAGGTTCCAGACCATCCGTTCATACTCGAAACCATGGCCAAGGCGGAGCTCAATGGCTGCCTTTACGTCTACACCATCGATGACAATAAGCAGCTGACCGCAGAGCAGTATGAGGCTTGTGTTAGGCGTTCTGGCGGTAGGCATACGGACGACTTTAAGCGGGAGTATCTCTGCCAGATTATTAGGGACAGGTCGGTAGTCATCATTCCTGACTTCAACAAAGCCACAGACGTTGAGGCCTTTGAAGTTCCAAGAGTTATCAACCTAGAAGTCTATATCGACTGGGGCGGCGTGAGGGACCTCACTGTTGCACTTCTTATGGGATACGACTTCCTTGCCGGCAGAGACTTAGTAATTGACGAGCTCTGGTTTCCCCACAACACACCAACTGAGGACATCGTTAGGACCATCAGAGACAGGTGGGGAATCGAAGAGCCGACTCATTACTTAAGGGCTCTTGGCGGCAATATGGCGGCTGTAAAAAGGCACTATGCTGACGTGCCTGGTCAGCTCCAAGTAGATCTAAAATCAACGCATAACTATCAGATAACATTGCCACCAAAGTCCGACTGGGAGGCTTCCATCAACAACTTGGCAAACAGGTTTACGCAAAGAAAGATGAAGCTGCACCCAAGATGCAAGTTGGCGATCCAGACATGTCAGTCTGGAGTTTTAAATAAAAATAGAACAGACTTCGATAGAACATCGACACTAGGACACATGGACGCTGTGGCAACGCTGATGTATGGGAACCGGGCTTTGGATAGGTCCAGTCCGTATAGCGAGCAGATTCGCAGTCATGATTGGCACTGGGTTAAACCAGTACCAAAGCAGCCAGACATTGTGCCGACACTGAAGCTGGCATCTCCGAAGGGGATGAGAAAGTTTGGGAAATGATCGCGGATGATCCCCTTGTAACCCTTGATACGCAAGGTGTTGTCAGGTACGCAAAGATTGCCTACCATGGCCGTGAGGTGAGAGAAAGAGTCCCGCTTTACACCTTCAAGCTTCCCCCAGAGAAGATGGCTTGGGAGTTTGCACGCATCCTCGTGCGTTTAAGAAAGCGCATGAAGAGTTGGTACGATATCGATCTTCCTGGAGGAACTAAACTTGCTGGATGAAGCTGCGTTGACAAAGATTGAGAAAGCAGTTGAGGAGCTAACTGGGGAACATATGACGCGAGGTAAGCCTGGGTGGGAGCTGCAGATAGCTAAGGCGCTTGAGACTGGTCTTTACGCAAAACGCTACGCCGATTTTATGCAGGGACTGAACGAAAAAACCTTCGAAGTTGGGGCCAGGGATGTCCAAGTTCACAGTGACGCGACTGCTCGAGACAAGCAAGATCATGAGCACGACAGTCGGCCAGCAGATACCTGATTTCTTCAATTATATGGCAGACTTCGTAGAGCAGAGCGTGAGAAGCCTACGCGGCGGTCTTACCTTCTCCGACAACTTCGCATGCGATCTTAAGACGGTCACTCTCAAACACGCCACCGACCAAATTGTGTCGGCCTCTAAAGTTGTCGTGGGGATCATACCGATACGCGTTGTAAGCCAAACGACAGGGATCGACTCACTTGCTTGGTGGTATAACGACGCTGGTAAGTTGACCGTTAAGGCGGGACTGACCGGGGCACCAGCTGGCACCTTCGATGTTTCTCTTGTATTATTATTCTGATTAGTATCTCTTCTTAGTATTCACTTTTCGCATAATCCCCCATACCTCCACCAATAGGCGAGGCGTTATGACTGAGGCGCAAGCCCCAGCCGCTAATGCGGCTACTGCTATTTCCGTTTCTGGGCCTGAAGGATCTAAATCGCCAAATGCGCTAGATTTTACGGGCTCTAAACATAAGGTGAAGGTTTCCGGCAGAGACGAGGAAGTCGACTACGACGAACTCAAGCGCGGCTACCAGAAAGCTAAAGCTTCCGACGAACGCTTCAGAGAAGCCATTCGCAAGGAGCAGCAAGCTGAAACGGCGCAACGCGGCGCTGCCGAGATCGAATCTAAGCTGGCAAGTGGAGACGTTAACTGGCTCGTCCAAAAGCTAGGCGCCGATAAGGCCCGCGCGGTCTTTGAAGGCTACCTCATTGAACAGCTGGAATTTGAGCAACTCCCCGAGTCAGAAAAGCGCGCACGCGCAGCCGAGGCGAGAGCCACAAAGCTAGAGCATGAGCGTGAGAGCGAGAAAGAAGAGCAGAAGAAACACGCCTATTCTCTCCAAGTGCAGAAAGCGCACGACGAGTTGAACGCCGATATATCGGAAGCCCTCAAGGCGGATGGCAAAAAGCCCACGCCGCGTCTTGTTCTCAGGATCCTGGACGAGATTGAAGCCGGAATTAACGGCGGCAATCGCAAAATCCCTGCTGCTCAGGCCAAGGAGAAGGCCATCGCTGGTATCCACCGAGATATCGCCGAGTACCTTCCCCAAATCGCAGTAGAGAAGTTGGTCCAAATCCTCCCGAAAGAGGTTCTCGACAGGCTTCGTAACTACGAAGTCGGCCAAGTCCTCGACGGCAAGCAACAAAGGCGTGTGCGTGTGTCTGACGACGTCGTTAGAAAGCCCAAAGAGCCTATAACCGTCGACCAGTTCTACAAGCACATGGAAAAAAAAATCATGAAAAAATAGAGGCTATAAATGACTTCGACGAGTTTATTTTACTGGCAAGACCAGTTTGGCAAAGTAATCCCTCGTGACCTAAAGATTGTCTATAACATCACCGCCGCTGCAACCTCAGTCCCCGTGATCAGCAACTCCGCCACTCTCATCACCTACGCAGCCCTCACGCAAGACACAATCAATTCATTCCTAGGCACTGTCGACGAGTTTACTGCAGCTCAATTTGACGCAACGTCAATGGGTGCGGACACCATAGGCATGCTGATCAACATGCAAGGTCAATGCTCAAAGATCGTGCAAATGGTGGCTAAGTGCTACTCGGCGACCAATACGCTGGTCACTCGCCAATGCCAAGAAAGCGCGCTCATCGCAACCACAATAGAGACGGCTGTGGAAGTTGGAGCGAACGGCAACATCGGAGTCAAGGTCGACTTCGGTAACACGCCAGATTTCGACGGCCTCACAGCAGGTACCATCGAAATCGACATTCAGTGGATCAGCAAATAACGCCAAATCTCGGCGAAATTAACGGCAAAAACCGCCTAAGGAAGGGTGTTTTCCTATGTCTAGCGTTTCAAATAACCAAGCTGTTGAGCTCTTTAAAGAAGTATACGGCCAGATGCATGAGCTGGTTCCGGACAGCCAACAGCTATCCAAAGATATTGGCTGGGCTGAGGGTGACCGCGTCGGTGACGTGTTCAAGGAAGATGTGGTCTTGGGTGACGAGGTTGGTATCACCTTGGGTGGTAGCGGCCAAGAAGCGTTTGAGATCAACCCGGCCATTGCTGGTACCGTGAAGCAAACCAGTGTCGTGCCATACGTCACCGTCTTGCCATCGATTCTGCCTTTTGCCACCATCTCGCGCTCATTGGGAGACTCCCAGGCGTTTTTCAAAGCCACCAAGTTCATTACCCGTAACAACTTGTCGTCCCACGAGCGCTTTCTCGAATCTTTCCGTTTATACGGTCAGGCTGATAAAGAGTTTGGCTACGTCTCCTACTTCACCGGTACTTACCGGAATGAAGCCTTTGTTAACGGTAGCGGCGTGCTTAACGGCGTGACGTTCGTAGGCGGCGCGAGTGCCGCAGCTAAAGCCATCTTGCTTAAGCCAGGTGACTTTGCATCCGGTCTTTGGGTTGGCCGTAAAGGTGTAAAAATCCAGCAGCTGAATAGTGCCGGCGTGCCTGTTGCCTCGGGCAAGCTCGTCTCGGTCCAAAGTAAGTACGGCTATCTTGTTGTCGACTTCGTGCCAGTAGCAGCTACTGCTGCCTCTGGTTCCGGCTCACTTCGTCTTGCTTTAGACGGCATGGCGACTCTTGGCGAGATGGTCGGCATCTACGACATCCTTTCTACCCAAGGCGTCCTCTTCGGTATCAACAATACTCAGTACGAGCTCTTTGCTGGTAACCGGTTAGACCTCGGCAACAACTACAAGCTGACTCTTGGTCGCTTGCAGGAGGGCATTGCTGACGCCACCAACGGCGGTGGTTTGGAAGGTGACGTCACCTGTTACCTGAACCCGCTTAACTGGGCCAACTTCGCCACCACTGAGTCCGGCCTTCGGGTTTACGACTCGTCTTACAAGTCAAGCCAAGCGCAAAACGGCTTTCAAGATCTTGAGTTCTACAGCCAGAACGGGAAGATCACCGTCAAAGCGCACCGCATGGTCATGGAAGGCGATGCATTTGTGCTGAAGCTCGACACATGGAAGCGTTCGGGCTCGGCACAACCAGGATTCAAAGTTCCCGGAATGGACGGGGACGACCTGATCAAGCCGCTTGATAACCAAGCTGGCTATCAGTTCAAATCCTACAGCGATGAGTACGTCTTCACCCCGATGCCAGCTCAGAACCTTCTGATCACCGGTATCAATCCATCAGCGTCGGCCTAAACGATTTGACGAGAGAGGCGGGGAGAAATCCCCCCTCTCTTTCTTGCTTGGAGCTTAAATGAGCACGAACGTTGTTTGGAACGGCGTAACTTATGCCATCCCCGCCGCTGGTGAAGTTAACTGGCCAAGTCTGTCTAATTTTCTAATCGCGCTGGGCACAAGTGCTGCCATCTCTCAGGAGATGAAGCAAGCAATCCGGGTTGCTACGACAAGTCCGGTTACAGTCTCTGCAACCACTGACTTTGCTGTTGTGACGCAGCTTGCTGCTCCGGGAGCTGTAGCGGTCACGCTTCCTGCTGGTATCGACGGCCAGGTCTTTGTCGTCGTAGACGGCACTGGTGACGCGGCGAGCAATAACATCACTATTACTCCTAACGGCTCCGCAACAATCGGAGGAGCCGCGACTCAAGTTCTAAACCACAATAGTCAGAGTGTGATGATCCAGTACTCCGCATCAGGGACTGACTGGAAGGTGCTCGTTAACAATATCAAGCCAGGAACAATCACCAGCGCTGATATCACTGGGACGATCGCACCGAGTAAGGGCGGGACTGGTGTCGCCAATAACGACGCGGCGACGCTGACACGGTCAGGCAACCACGCCCTTACTGTTACAACTACCGGCTCAACTAACGTCACTCTGCCAACTACTGGGACTCTAGTCGCAACGCCTGTCGTAATTAGTGATGGCGGGACCGGACAGACGTCTAAAACACCTGCATTTGATGCACTTGCGCCCACGACAACTAAGGGCGATCTCATTGCCTATGACGGCTCTGACAACATACGCGTGGGAGTCGGAACAGACGGCTTTGCCTTGGTCGCATCATCGGTCGCTGCGTCTGGCCTCGCTTACGCTGCTGTTCTGACCAATCCGATGACAACCACGGGCGATGTTATCTATTCGTCTAGCGGCTCAACCCCCGCAAGACTTGCAATAGGCAAAATTTCTACTGCGCTCTCTGGCGGAGGATCAATCCCTGCATACGGCTATAACCCGAGTAACGTTGCAGTAGCACAAGGCGCCGGCACCACGGGATTCGACCTAGATAACCCTAACTTTCAGGTCTTTAACCTGACGGCGAGCAGGACATGCACTCTTCCGACAACCGGTGTCCCGCAAGGTTACCGGATTACTGTCGAGACGCAGCACACTGATAGCGCCTTCATTCTTACAATCCAATCAAGCGGCGCAAACACCATTACAACGCTTAGAAGTACCGGACGAGTGGTGCTGACCGCCAACCAGGCTACTCCTACGACGGCAGCGCACTGGATCGTGAGCGGTGCAACAGAATACGGAACCTATACACCGACCATTACTAACGGCACCAACGTAGCCTCCTCTACTCCTTATGCGACCAACTATTTTAGAGTTGGTACGATGGTAAATGTGTCCGGACGGGTTGATATTGACGTGACATCAGCGATTGCTTCCAACTACCAAATCGCTCTGCCGATTGCCTCTAACTTCACCGCCTCTGACGGAAACGACTGTAACGGTATCTCCAATACCGGGACCGGTGTCGAAGCCGGACAGATATCTTCCGATTCTGCCACCGACAGAGCTCGCGTCGACTTTGTAGCCACTACAACGACCAACCGAGACAACAGGTTCATATTCACTTACATCATTAAATAAAGGGGATTTAACGTGGGCTACGACAATTTCAGAGACGGATACATGGCCAAGGGCACTCCTCTTGGCGCTACCAGCACAAGCGTCACTTTGATAGCCGACAACACGCCGCTTGACATGACTGGTATCGGGCTGCTGCTCCTTGGATCAAATAACACCACAGCTGCCAATAGGACCTTTACTCTTGGTGTGAGTAAGCTTGTTGGTCACATGCTGACGATTACCTTTACGACTGGTGCCTCAACAACGGCTCAGCTTGTTAATACCGGCATCCAGAAGCTTCAGGCCGACTGGGAGCCTACTCAGTACGACTCCATTCAACTTATCAGTGACGGCACCAACTGGCTGGAAGCTGGTCGAGGCGCTGGCTCTATCCCTGCGGGCTCGATTGTAAACGCCGATGTTAGTGCCTCGGCTGCAATCGCATTCTCAAAGCTTGCAACTCTGACATCGACACAAGTTCTTGTTGGTAGCGCTGGCAACGTCGCGACATCTGTTGCGGTAACAGGTGACGTAACAATCGGCAACACTGGTGTAACCGCTATTGGTTCTGCCAAAGTCCTACTTGCGATGCTTGGTGCCGGTATCGCGCCAAGCCACGTTGTGAAGTATGCCGGCAAGCGCACCACAGCGGGTGGTTCTGCATCTGAGGCTTTCACGGTCACTGGTGTTGCGGCGACAGACATTGTCTTTGTCACCATCCAAACCGTTGGCGTAACACCACGCACCATCGTCTCAGCTGCTCCAACAACAAATACTGTGACGATCGTCTTCAGCGGCGATCCATCGACAGACCATATTGTCTCCTACCAGGCCCTTAGAGCTGCAGCATAACCATGAAGGATTGCAACATGATGGATATGGAAGACGATGATCCGCTTTATGCGGACGCCAAGAAAGAAAAGATCAAAGAGCTAAGAAAGCTCATGCAAGAGCTCATGGCTGACGGTGACGATCCTATGAGCATGGAGGATTTGACCGACACCCTTCAGGAAGCTGGCAATGTTGCTGAAGACAACTTGGTTGATGATGCCGACGCAGGTGACGACGTGGAAGAAATGGCTGAGTCTTCAGAAGAAGAATCAGATGAGCTAAGTGGCGTGGGCGAAGGCGAAGGCGAGGAAGAGGAAGCTGTTTCGGATCTTGAAAAGATGAAGCGTGACTATTTCCGGCCGAAGCCAAAGAACACGAGGCGCCCTGGAACGGCAGTGGTCATGCCCAAAATGGAAGCCAAGCCTACATTCGGAATCTCCCAAAAAGCCAAGGGCGGCAAGCTCTTTAAGGCAAGGACCGCATGACCGTAACGGGCGACAAGTTCCTAAGAGGTCTCAAGCGACGCATCACAATTCCGGCAAACCAGGTACTGATTGATAACCCTGGGATGCTTGAGCTGTGTGACGACGTGATGAGGGACAAAATGGTCCCTCTTCTCCTTTCGGTTAACGAAAACTATTTCGTCGTCGAGGAGACGGAGGTGGAGGTGGCTAACCAAGCCGCCTACTCCATTCCTTACCGCTCTATTGGGAGGACTCTTAGAGATCTGAAGATGAGGCAGGTGGGTGCCACCAACTCTATTCAGGACATGTCGCTTATCGCTTTAGAGGACGCTCACATGATGGCGCCTTCCGGCGTGCCGTCGGGGTTTTATTTTAGGGGCGACAAGATCGTCTTGGTTCCATACCCCATCTCTGATCAGTACGAGCTGATCAAGTACTATGACCTTCAGCCAAGTAGGCTGGTGCAGACGACATCTGCCGCTTTAATTCAGTCGGTGTCAACTAATGTGGTCACTTGCGCGACGGTTCCGCCGTCGTTTGCGTCCGGTGTCTACGTTGATTTTGTGAAGGGCATTCAGGGCTGTTCGACACTTGCCATGGATGTCCAAATCACCAACGTCTCAGGCTCCCAAGTTACTTTCACATCTGCCAGCGATATCCCGTCAGACTTAGTTGCGGGCGACTACATTGCGTTAGCGCAAGAGACGCCGGTGCTGCAAATCCCAGATGAAGCTGTGCCACTTCTTGAAACTCTCACAGGCGAGAGGGTGCTCTATGCCATCAGCGACTATGAGGGTGCAGAGAAGCTGCTTTCTGACGCTGCAAGACAAGAAAAAGACCTGCTTAAGGTGATTAGCCCCAGGGTTCAGGGCGAGCAAACAAAAATCGTCAACAGAAGAGGCCTGCTGAGAGGCCAGGGCTTTAACTCTTGGCGTGTTAGAGGCGGGTTTTACAGCTAATGGCTATGGATTTTCCCGAAATCCGTAAGTTTCTGGGCCTTTTCGCCCAGCAAAATAGCTTTGACGTGCCCGACGGTGCGATGGAGCGGACGTTTAATATCGATCTTAACGATGACAACGTCATTGCTAAGGCCAGAGGATTCTACGAGTACTACGATCCGACGACGGACACGCTAAATAATCTCTTTCTCTATAAGAATAGGCTTCTAGCTGCCTTCACTGACGACCTGGCTTACTTCACCGACACTGGATCGGCTCCTAACGAGACTGGATCGCGCACCAACCTGACGGGCCAGACCGTATCCATTGCGTCGCCCCGTGTTTCCAGGGCTATGGAACAAAACGGCAACTTTTATTTAACAACCGATGCCGGTGTTATCAAAATTGATGACTACAACGCCAAGATTTATAAGTCCGGAAGTCCTCCTGGGCTCGATATAAGAGGAAGTTTCTTCTCTTCAAACGGCCCGGTAGTCGGAGAAACCCAGATTGGTTACCGCGTTCTATTTGGCCGTACGGACGCCAATAGTAACCAGGTTTTAGGCGCTCCTGGTGACATTTTAGTTCTTACTAATAGTAAAAAGATTGGAGTTGCTTGGAGTAGAACGTCAAACGTCGTCACGGTCACCTCCGCTACTCACAACTTATCCACCGGTATGAATATCGTAGTTAGTGGGTCTGCTGGCGGCGCACCTCAGGTTGCAGACGGCACGTATCTCATTACCGTTACGACATCCAGCGCCTTTACATTCTCAGAAACAGCGGCCAACTCGACTGGAACGCTTGCATATACGGCGACCAGGTCGCCTCTGATAGAATTCACTGTTCCAAGAGAGATCACAGACGCCGCAGACATTTTTTACTTCCAGATTTACCGAACCAGTCAGTCCAATAGCTCGGCCGTGTCTCCTACCGTCGACTTTCGCTTAATTGAGCAGCAAAACCTCACTTCTGCTGAAATTACGGCCGGACTTGTCACTTTCCTAGACGAGGTTGAGGAGATCTTAGTTGAGTTTGCGCCTGAGCTTTACACTAACCCCAACAGCAGGGAGGGCGAGGACCAGGCGAACCTAAGGCCACCTCTCTGCCAAGACATCACGCTCTTTAACAACTACGCCATGTTTGGCAACTGCACGACGAGGCACGTTCTTGAGCTGAGCGTTGTCGATCCTGCTGCGCTCGCCACCTCGGACTATGTCGAAATAAAAGTTGACGTAACAACTAGGCAGTATGTCGCCAAGACGGGCGTGGGCAATAGGACAGTCAAGTCTGAGAGCATTACAAATGCCGCTGGAGACCTCAGGATCGACTATGCCGGACACGGTCTTTCGAACGGCTTCACGGTCTATATTTCGACCATCACCGGCGGCACGCTGACAGAGGGCACCTATTTTGTGGGCAGCGTCACGGCTGGGACCTTTGAATTATCTCTCACCTCGGGAGGTGTGTCGGTTCTATACAGCGCGGTCACAAGCCTTTATTTCGAGGGCGTCACCGATGGCGCCAACCCTATTTTCCAGCTCGATAACTCTGATCCGAGTGTCTCGACTCAGCTCAGAAACACGGCCCAGGGGCTAGTCAAAGCAATCAACCGCGACTCTCTGAGTCTTATCTACGCCAACTACGTCTCAGGAATCACCGATGTTCCAGGACAGATGCTCTTCAGGGCGGTTGGTTTTACTGGCATCATCTATGTCCGCGCTAATACAGTTACCGCAGGTAGCGCGTTCTCGCCGTCTCTGCCCGACAGTTTCGCTTCTGGGAATCAGGTCAAAAGCGGTAACGATAGAGAGCCGAATGCGATCTATATTGCCAAGCTCGGCGAGCCCGAGGCCGTCCCGGTTTTTAATAAGGTGTTCGCTGGCTCTAAGAACTACGACCTCCTCAGGATTCTCGCCCTAAGAGACTCTGTCATTATTCTCAAAAAAGACGGGGTTTTTAAGCTTACTGGAGACAATCCCTCTAACTTTCAGATCACCACTCTTGACAACACGGTCATCGTGGTCGCGGAAAATAGCGCTGCCCTCTTGGCCAATAAGGTCAGCTTTCTATCCAATCAGGGAGGTTGTGTTGCCACCGACTCCTCTGTTGAGATAATTACCCGCCGCATTGAGAATCTAATTGAACCCATCATTGGCAAGACTGGCATCGCCACCAATACTGCAGCGGTCGGCTATGAATCGGACAGGACTTACAGGCTCTCGACTATAGGACCTAACGACTCGGTAAAGACGATTACTTACCGTCATAACGATTTAAACGATACCTGGGTTGAGTCGGATGTTCTCTTTAAGGCCGGCGTTGTTGGTCCTAACAATATTCTTTATCTGGTGTCTGACCAGAACGTGCTGCTGAAGGAAAGAAAGTACGGCAACCGCCTAGATTACGTCGGGCAAAACTACAGCATTACTGTCAACTCAGTGTTGCTCAGCGGCCTTGGCGCAGACATCACATCGAGCAATTACACGCCGATGGAGGGAGACGTGCTGCTGAAGGACGACGTCTTCAGCCGAATTGCCACAGTGACGGCGCTCTCGAGCACTACATTTAGGCTCACCTTCCGCAAGGTGACCAACGTTTTGGCCTCCGACGTTCTGAATCTCTATCAACGCGTTGTCTCAGATATCAGGATGTCGCCCTTCCACGCCGGGAGGATTAGTCTTACTAAGCAATTTACTCAGCTTCAGCTCCATACAAAGGGCCCGAGTGTAACCCGTCTGGGTATCAGCTTCACGGGCCAGACATTCGGTGGCTCAGAAGAGACCGAGTGGCTCGCGGCTTTGGTGTCGGCCACTGGCGGTTGGGGAAACGAGCCTTGGGGCTTTTTCGCTTGGGGACTGGCAGACGGAATTAACAACCAATATACGACGCAGCCAGCGCCACCCATCCGGATCTATGTGCCACAGTTTCAGCAGCGAAATACCTTTATCCAGACAGTTTTAAATCACCGGGAAGCCGGTGAATCGATGGATATCCAGGCCATGTGCTGGGCTGTGCGGGCCTATAGGGAGCGAGTTTCGAAATGACGAATAAAAGTAGGCGCACATACTGGATGACTTATGACGCCGAGGATCTGGCGTCTGAGCTGTCTCAGTATCACGACCGATATTTCGGCCGGACCATGAACCCCATCTATCAGATGTGGCTTCGCAATAGCTATGCCTACTACTCGACCGTTTTGGACACTCAAACCTGGATGACGTCTCTTAGGTTTGAGGGCGACCAAGGCGAACTGGTTAAGATGTCGATCCCTCAGTCAAGGAGTCTTATCAGGCAGCTTCTTACTCTCATCACCAAGCAAAAGCTGGCCTTTAACGCCATTGCTGAGGTGCAAAAATCTGACGTTACGGAAGAGGTAAGAATCGCTAATGCTGTTTGTCAGCAGATAATTAAGGACCAATCGGTCGATCTTAAGCAAGAAAACATGGTGGAAGACGGCCTGGTGCTGGGCACCGGCTTTATGGGGGCTCTCTGGCGCACCGACAAAGGGAGGCCTCGGGCTGTTAGCGAAGATGACGACGGCAAAAAAAATGTTGTCTATGAGGGCGACATCGAGATCGTGGTGCCTGACGTCAGGGACATGCTCTATGACTTTCTCATCTCAAGCTGGGATGAGAAGGACTGGCTTGAAGTCAGGTTTAAGAAAAACCGCTGGACGCTTTTGGCTCAGCATCCCGAGCTCGAGACCGAGATCTTGGCGCTCCCGAGCATCTCCCAGGACGACCGGATAAGAGACGCTTACACTGTCCACAATGACGACATGGTTTGGGTCTACGAGCTTTACCACAAGCCCACACCAGCGCTCCCGCGTGGGCGCATGATGTTCTATAGCAATAGCCGCACAGTTTACGCTGACGACGAGAATCGTTATGGCTGTATCCCGTTTGAGCAGTTTAAGCCTGAGCCAATCAAGGGGCTTGGCTTTGGTTACCCTATGCTTTCTAACCTCTTGCCCGCTCAAGAGATGTATGACCACGACCTAAGCGCTATTGCCACTAACCACTCAGCTTTGGGTGTGCAAAACGTCACGGCTCCACGGGGAGCGGACATCAATGTCCAAGAGATCTTGGGCATGAACTTCATCGCCTATACGCCGCAGGACGTGCCTGGGGGTGGGAAGCCAGAACCTCTGCAGCTGGTGAGTTCTTCTCCTGAGCTCTTTAAGCTGCCCGAGGTGCTGCTTAGCAATATGCAGCAGATGTCAAACATCAACGCCGCCGTGCGCGGGGAGCTTCCCGGTGGCACCTCTGGCGTAGCCATCGCCACACTGACGACGAATGCTTTGGAATTTCTATCCAGCTACAGCAAGTCAACGCAGGACGTCCTTGAGCGCATTATGATGCACAGCATCAACGGCTACAGACGCTTCGCCAAGACCGAGCGGATGGTGCGACTCACCGGCAAGAACTACCAGGCTTTCTCCAAGCCCTTTACCGGTTCCTCTCTTGAGCCCATCACTTCCATTAAGATCCAGAGCGTGAACCCTCTTCTCATGACTATGGCTGGCCGTATCGAGATAGCCGATAAGTCGATCGAGAAGGGGCTTGTCAAGAATATGCAGGAGTATGCCTCGATCCTAGACGGCGAGCCGCTATCTCGTCTCTTTGAGACAGAGTTGTCGCAAAACGATCTCATCCAGTCTGAAAACGAGATGATGACCGAGGGCGAAACCGTCATTGCCGTCTCGATTGATGACCACGCGCTCCACATCTTTAAGCATAAGACGATGCTGAATGATCCGAGAATTAGAAAAGATTCTCAGCGGGTGCAAATGATCTTGGCTCACATTGAAGAGCATAACCGGTTGGCGTCTACAACAGCCCCTTTCCTGCAAGCGATGGCCAATACCGGTCGCATGCCGGAAGGTGGTCCGCCTCAGCAACAGATGCCGCCTCCTCCCGGCGCGGACATTGGGGGTGAAGCGCCTGTTCCTGGGCCGAGCGGAGAAGAGCAAGCGACCGGGAGTATGGCAGCCCAGCCGGCGGAACCTGCAGAAGACTTACTTGGTAGACGGGGAGCTTAAAGCCAATGCCTTACGCCTTTGACAAAATTCTAGAGACACTCGGCCAGCCAGGCAGCGAAAGCGGCCAATCCGATATCTTCGCTCCCGCTGAAGGCACTGGCCAGGGCATCGCCCAGCCAAACGGTACCCAGCAGCTCTCTTCGAGCGAAGGTTCCCTCGGACCAGCCGGAGGTAGCTCCTCGTCCCCGGGAGGTCAGCAGGCAACCAATTCGATCCCCGCCAATAACAAGGTCATTCAAAGAAACAAAGACCGGGTGAAGAGCCCACTCGATGTCGGCAGTCTCACCAGCAAGATAGGCGGTGCCAACCAGGCGCTGCAGAACGAGGCCAACTCCTACGTCCAAAATGCTGATGACCGCTACGACCAGAGCAACGCTGATACAGGAAGAGCGGATCAGGAGGCTATTGCCAGTTTTACCGGTAAAGCTCAGGGAGCCAAGCCAACCACTGACGAGTGGCAGAATCTTTATAAAAACGGTCCCGGAAGAGTGGGTGACTTTGCTCCGACAACGGACACGTCCTTTCAAGACGCCAACCTACTCGGAAACGACGCGGGCCTTAGAGAGCTGTTTAGGCGCTCTGGTGACGCAGAATATAACGTTGGTGAGTCAGCCCTTGATACTGCGCTGCTCTCTCGCAACGCTGACTTTAACCGGTCAAGAGAAGAGGCTCTAAGGGCTCAGGGTGGTCTTAGAAAAACTGAGGGGGACGTAAAGAACACGTCTCGCGGCAAAGCCCAGGAGCTAATGGACTCCAGCTACGGCAAGTGGAAGGGCGGCGTTGATGACACGCTTAATGCGGCCATTGAAAGCTACCGCCAGAAGGCTTTGGCTGGTGAGACCGAGTTCGATACAGCACTAGGAAAAGCCTCTGGTGCTGCGGGGAAAGGCGGCGGAAGGCAAGCGGTCGTTAACTCTGAGACGGAGCGACTTAAAGAGCTTTATCCAGATCTGTCTGGATACATTGAAAACCCAGCCGACACTAATAGTTATTTCAGCGGCAATATGGACGGCGACGACACCAACTGGCAGGACTTTGTTGGCGTTGATGAGGCCCAGAACTGGAATAGCATTCTCTCTCTGATGGGGCGTGGCGGCGACATTCCGCAAGCTGGCAAATATGCTGGTCAGAGTGGCGGTGACGCTTACCAAGATAAATTCAACGCCAATGCGCTGCAAAAAGAAATACTTCCCAAGGCCCAAAAAGCCAAGGCCGACTACGACACCAGATATCCGGGCACTGGCTACGATCCGGTCTCTATCGTCGATATAAAGGGCGATAAAGCCACCCAGGCTGCGATTGCGAGTGAGACGGCCCAGAAGCAAAAGGATGCCGAGACGCAAAAGATCTTTAATAAAGCTATGGCTGATAGCGATAGACGGGAGAAAATTCAGTCTGGTGATTGGTCCAATGAGAAAGAGGATCAATACATCAGTAATTATGGCGGCGATAGACACCCCTCTTACAATAAGCCAACCCAAACCAGCGTTAATTATAATCCGAAGAAAAAGCCGGAACCGGTTAACAAGAAACCAAAAAAGACAGATTCAGTAGTGTCGGGCGCTAAGGGCGCTATGAGCGCTGGTGGCCGTTTTTAAAACCTTTAGATAGGTAAATAAGTATGGTTGCCCCTTTAATTATTTATGCTGGAGTAGTCGCCGTTACGGCGGCCATGCAGTACTACAACTCCGAGAAATCCCGAGGAGCTACAGCAAAGCGCCTTAAAGAGATCGAGGCGATGTTTGATGCCATCGTACCGCCCGATCTTGACATCAAGGTTTGGGATAACCCAGCTTTGGTTGCGACGGTCCCGCCGTCGTCCTTTAGACTCGACCAAATCACTCCAGAGCAATACGAGTCTGTCGGTCAATATATTCCCCAGGTCGCCGAGTTTGTTAAAGAGAACAAGCCCGAAATGGTCCAAGCAAGTTCTACTGCCAAGGAGGGCCGACAAGCCCAGCTTGATGCGCTCAGAAAATACAAGGATGTCGCTGCAGGTGGATTTGATCCCGAGCTTCAGCAATCCCTTAACGAATCCTCGGCCAGGTCTGGCCGAGAGGCCCAAAGCCGCTCAGCATCTATCCTCCAAGACGCCAATCGCCGGGGTATGGCGGGTTCTGGCATCGCCCTTGGTGCTCAGCTTAGAGCAGGCTCTGACTCGATGGCTCAGAACTCTCTCGACAGCATGCGCGCCGCTGCTGAGGGTTACCGCAACAAGTTAAATTCTCTAGACCGGTCAGCATCTCTCGGAGGCGATATACGCAGCAGTGAGATGTCTGAGGAGGCGCGCAATGTCGGGATCATTAACGACTTTAACCAGCGCACCAACCGAAACTACCAAGAATGGAATAATAACCGAGCCAATTTTGCCAACACTGCTCAGCAGAAAAATCTAGATGTGAAGCAGCGCATAGCAGACGCCAATGTTGCCAATCGGAACAAATCTACTGTCGATGAGCGGGACTATTACAACAACGTTCAGTCTCAGATGTATCAACAAAATCGTAACACCAGAAGCGACCGGATGGATGTTGAAGACCGAAAAAACCGCTTAAAGCAGCAGATGTATGACAACTTGCTAGCCAAGAGCAGCCTCAAAGCTGGTGTCGGTTACAAAGCCACCGACTACCTCCAAGCTAATACACGCGATAAGAATCAAGCCATTCAAGGTCTGGGAGAATCGGTAGCTGTTGGGGCGTCGGCATACGGCCAGGATAAAAAGCCCGTGAAACCACAGTATCAGGACGCAGACTATGATGAAGACAAGGACACCGATCTCTGGAGGACGGCATAATGGCTGATTACAGGACTCCTGAAGAGAGAGAGGCCATGAGAAACCGCCTCTACCAAGATCTTCAAGAGAAAATGAAAAAAAGAGACGCTATCTCGCCTGATGCGGATGCCGAGATGGACAATGCGAGAGAAAACTACGACCAAGGAAACTTGATCAGCGCACTGTTTAGCGGTGCTGCGAAAATGGGATCTCTAGGAGGCAAGACGTCTGAGGGCGGAATTTACGACAAATTCAACAAAGCTAATTATGCATCCGCTCAGGATAGCTATGACAGCAGTCGCAAGATGCGCCAAGACCAAGACACGTCGATAAATAACGATCTACATTTTGGCAGCGCCCTAAGCTCATTGGATGATCAAGACTTCCGTCGGAATAAGTTAAATGAAGGCCTCCTTGCTAAGGCCGAATCAAAGAAACCAAGTTATCAGCGAACAAATTATGTGGATTCAAATAATTTACCGCTAGGATTCAATCCAAAAACAAACGAATTTGTGCAGGCAAAGATCCCTTCGGGATCTAAGCTTCAACGACGCCCTCCATCTGGGATGTCTGATTCCAACACCAACTTGGCCAAGAGTTTCGAGACCGATTATGCCAAGAAAGCTCAAATCTCGCAGGTCATTGACCGTGAAGTCGCCATCTTTGACCAGAAGGTGAATGCCGGTGATGTTGAGGGCGCGGTCAGACATGGTGAGGGAATGCTCAAAGCCCTCAACTCTGCTTTTGGCGCAGATGCCGTTGGTACCGAGGAAGCAAAGCGTCTTGGTGGATTCTTGCAAAGATTCAAGGCTCCGTGGACTCCTGGATCAATGACGAATTACGACTTGGATAAATTCTCACAACAAGTTCACGACAAAAGCAGCGCACTGAAAAGCGCCGGCCAAGACTCTCTGCAGAGAGCTAAATCATTTAGGTCTGGTGGAGGCGAAATAGAGCCGGATGGAAAAATGGTGCAAGTAACCAATGGTGAAGAAACCCTAGAAATACCAGAGGGCGACCTCCAAGAGGCACTAAATGATGGCTACGAGGCGGTCAAATGAGCGACTGGAAGAGCAGAGCCAAACCAGCAGCAAAGCCGGCAAGCGACTGGCGTTCTAGGGCTACAGCTTTAGGCGTCTCGAAGGCTCTCACTCCTGGCGACGATTCCGAGCAATTCTCCAAGACCGAATCGGCACTTGCCGGGGCAGCCCAGGGGGTTGGCTACGATTTTTTGGACGAATTATACGGAGCTCGCAAGGGCGCCCAGGACGTTCTTGTTGGCGATAGCAAATTCACAGAACTGCCCGACAGATACAGAGCTAGGCGGGACGAGGCGCGCAAGTATTATGCCGACGCGCAAAAACAAAACCCTGTCTCCTACGGAACGGGAAACGTCGCTGGTGGCGTGGGCTCAGCCTTCATCCCTGGCTACAACCTTGCTCGAGGCGGCAAGCTCGCTAGCGCAGCTCTTTCTTCGGGCGTGGCTGGGCTCGGAGCCTCCGAAGGTGAAAGCACTCTTTCCAACCTACGGGACGCCGGTGTCTCAGCGGGCACTGGTGCGGCGCTAACCGGTCTTGCCGGCAAGCTGCTTCCTACCGGCGACAAGCTTCAAAAATATGCGCGGGGAAAGGCCGTCACAGCTGCCGGGGCGTCTCCAAAAGAGATCCGCGCCTTAAGAGCGAGCGGTTTGGAGGATAGCCAAGGCGAATGGCTGCTGAAAAACAAGGTGGTAACGCCACTTGCTAGCCTCGAAGACATCTCTAAGAGATCAGATACTCTGAGAGAGACGGCTGGGAAAAAGATTGGCTCAATAGTCGACAACATCGATAGTCTTCGTGTCCAAGCCATTGAAAGCCTCCGCAGCAAGTCTCAAGGCCTTGCACCCCCGCAGCAACTTGGGCAAGTTGAAGGCCTTGAGAAGCAAATAAATAACGAGTTTGGCTACAAATTCGACAACGTAGCTCAACGTATTGAAGATATCATCTCAAGAGATGACCGGATTGCAGCCAGTAAATTTCATCGAACTAAAATCAAACAGCTGGCGAATGAATTTAGGCGAATTGGCTCCGAAGGCCCTGGAACCATCCGCGAAGGACTTCAAAATAAGACCCAGCACAGACGCCTTCTGAAGGACGTCGACAGCCTTGGTGAAGATTATAAGCAAGAAATCTATGACATCATCAGCGACGAGCTAAATAAGTCCGTAGACAACACCGAAAGACTTGCTGCTGGCGTCGACCGACTTGCCGGCAAGCAAGTGGCGCCTCAACCTCCCGGTCAGTCTAAGCGCGCAATTGACGAGTTTAAGGGCGCTAATCGTGACTACGCTGCAGCTGCCACAACCAATGCCATGGCCGAAAAGAGACTCGGTAATACAAAGTCCAACCGTGATTTTGGTCTTACCTCCTCGATCGCATTGGCTGCTGGGCTTATGGCAGGAGGTCCTGTCGCTGCTGTGGCATATGGCGGCGCCAATAATTTCTTTAGAAAATACGGTTCTGCACTTCAAGCAACTGGCGCCAACAAACTTGCGCAAGTCCTGAAAGCACAGCCGCAGTCGTTTGGGAAATATGCTGTTCCTCTAGAGGAAGCTCTGCGTCGTGGACCTAGGCAGTTTCTAATCACCAATTATCTTATCGGCAAAAACGACCCTCAGTACGTTTCATTTCTTGAGCAATTGATGCAAGGAGAAGACCAGTGAAAGTAGCGCAATTATTTGCACCAAGTACTGACGGCGCATCTAGCAAGGGCAGCACCATTTATGACCTGGGAGACCTCCAGCTTTATGCAATTTCAGTCGATTTTTCCGGCTCTAACTTAGCCGGGACGCTGAAGCTTAAAGCGGGGAATGAAAGCAGCAACCTTGTGGATGTAGCGAATAGCAGCCAAGCTATCACGTCCGGCGCAAGCCACGTGTGGAACGTCATCGGCGCTGGTTACCGTTATATTCAGGTGGACTGGTCTTACACCAGCGGTGCTGGCACCATTTCATCTGAGATCGTTGCCAAGGAAACGCGCGTCGTTGGAGCATAATAGATGACGACCTATATCAATTTGCCTCTGACAGGGGCGAGTGCTTACTGGGGCAATGCCGTCGACACGTCCGCCAACTTGCCGTCTGTAGGCCAGGTCGATGGCGCTGTTGTGTTCGTAACTGATACAGCCTCTCTTTGGTACTGGGATGCTTCTGGAGGAGTTTGGACCGAATTTCTCAATGGCCCTGCTGACGTCGCCGGACCAGCCAGCTCCACTGATGAAGCCGTAGCGCGCTTTGACGGCACAACTGGAAAGGTCATTCAAAATAGCGCTGTTACAATTGATATGTCGGGCAACCTAGTAACAGCAGCAAAAATAACTGCCGCAACGGCCAAGGTCGGAACAATAAGCGGCGTAGTCAAGGCAGCCTCCGGCGATCTCTCTGCGGGCCCAGTTGATCTTGCTTCGGCAGACGTGTCCGGCGTTGTTCCCGTTGGTAACGGGGGGACCAATAGTGCAACGGCCTTAAACAACAACCGGGTGGTAGTTTCAGCGGGGGGGGCTTTAGTAGAAAGCGCCGCTATTACCGCCTCCCGGGCGGTTGTCACCGACTCTAACGGCCTGCCAGTAGCTGCTACGACTACAGCGACAGAAATAGGCTACGTTAACGGCGTCACCTCAGCCATTCAAACTCAGCTTAATACCAAGGTCGCAGGTCCAGCGTCAGCAGTCGATAGCACTGTCCCCCGCTACGACTTAACGACCGGAAAGCTGATCAAAGGATCAGGCGTCACCATAGACGCCTCTGATAACATCGCCACGACGGCCAGAATCAACTCAGGAACAGCGAAAATAGGCGCGACTGGCGCTACCACGGCTTCGGTCACTCTCGAGGTGGCGGGCACCAGCGGAGCCTTCCTAATGCCTCGAATGACGGCGGTCCAGAGAGATGCCCTCACACCTGCCGAAGGCATGATGATTTTTCTGACCGACACCAAGAGGTTTCAGGGTTATTTTGATGCCGCGTGGACCAATTTGCATGGGTGGGGTGACTGATGTCAGAGAAAAAGGGCGCCTCGACGTTTAAGGGGATAGATCACCGTCAGGAATCATTTTACGGCGGATTCGGTCACGTTGATACGGCCCCACTCCTCTTGGCACTTAACAGAATTGCCAAGGCTATTGAGGGGGTTCAGCTTTCAGTAACAATGCCTGAGCTCTCGCCTCGCCTTGAGGTGGCTTCCCCGGACGTTATTGTCAACATTCCACAAGCTCCAGAGCAAGTGGCCCCGGTGGTCAATATTCATATCCCTGAGCAGCCAGCTCCTGTTGTTAATATGGTGACATCTTCCGGCGATCCGGTGGCGGCACCCGCTTTCTCTCCAAACATCTACGTAAGAATTCCCGTTTGGCCGATTGCAGTACTGGTGGCGGTGATAACGCTGCAAATGATTTTCACCTATTTTTACTTAGGTAAATAAGGGGCGTTATAAATGCCGCAGTATCAGGATATTCCACCAGGGGGTGGTTCAAGTCTTCCGAATCAAACCGGAAATGCCGGAAAGGTCCTTTCCACCGACGGAACGGATCCATCCTGGATTTCTGTTGGCGGGACCGGAACGGTAACAAGTGTCGCCGTTGATGTTCCTGCTGAATTCATATCCTCGGGCGGGCCAATCACCGCTTCCGGTACGATCTCCATCGCCAAAGCGACTCAGGTTCAAAACAGGGTTTATTCCGGACCTGTTACCGGTGCTGATGCGGTGCCGACCTTCCGCTCACTTGTTAACGCGGATATTCCGTCTGGTATCACTCGAAACAAGTTAGCTACTGGAACTAATAACACGCTGGTGGTCAATAACAGTTCTGGCGTCATATCGGATGCCGCCGCGATTACGGCGTCTCGAGCTCTTATTTCTGACGCCAATGGCATTCCGGTGGCATCTAGTGTCACCAGCACTACTCTCGCATTTCTAGACGCGACGTCTTCGGTCCAAACGCAACTTAATGCAAAGCAGGCCACGATTACGGGAGCCGCAACCACCGTAACGTCGAGTGATCTAGCAACAGGCCGTGCAGTTGTCTCGGATGGCTCTGGCAAGATTGCCGTATCGGCAGTAACTGCAGTACAAATTGGTTATCTTGATGGTGTTTCAAGCTCTTTACAGACACAAATTGCCGGCAAGCAAGCCACTGTTACTGGTGGCGCCACCACAATTACCTCCTCCGATTTGACTATTTCTAGGGCTCTAGCTTCCGACTCTTCTGGGAAAGTGACTGTTAGCGCGGTGACGGCAACCGAGCTTGGATACGTCGGTGGCGTAACATCTGCTATCCAAACTCAAATCAATAATAAGCAGCCCCTAGCTGCAACGCTCACAGCTTTAGCTGCCTTTAACACCAATGGCCTCATAACCCAGACGGCTGCCGACACTTTCACCGGCCGCACCTTGACCGGAACCACCGATAAAATCACGGTTACAAATGGTGACGGTGTTTCGGGGAATCCAACTGCGACCATTGCCGCGACCTATATTGGGCAAACTTCAGTCACCACCCTGGGGACGGTTGATACCGGGACCTGGAATGCCACTGCTATTTCTGGCGCAAAGCAAACAGTCATGGTCGGTGATAGCGGGTCTGGAGGCTCTCAGGGTGCTGTGCCAGCTCCAGCGGCCGGCGACGCTGCTGCCAATAAGTTTCTAAAGGCTGACGGCACCTGGGCCGCAAGCGGCGGATCTCCGGGAGGCTCAACAACCCAGGTTCAGTTTAATGATAGTGGTGTATTTAGTGGGGATGCTGGCTTCGTTTACAACAAGACCACTGATACCGCGACTATCGGCAATCTGGCTCTTACAAATGCCCTTCCAGTCGCTCAAGGTGGTACCGCCTCGACAACGGCGTCAGCCGCAAGGACGGCTCTTGGTCTAGTAATCGGTACCAATGTTCAGGCCCAAGACGCTGATCTTCAGGCCATAGCGGGACTTACAAGCGCTGCTAACAAGCTCCCTTATTTTACCGGCTCGGGTACTGCTGCCTTAGCCGACTTCACAACAGCCGGCAGGGCTCTTGTAGACGATGCGGATGCTACGGCTCAGCGCACAACGCTAGGCCTTGGAACGATGGCTACCCAGGCTGCGAGTAGTGTTGCTATTACCGGCGGCACGATTTCCGGCGTTACTTATGCAGCCGACTCAATCAGTGGCAATGCTGTCGATGGCGGCACAATTAGTAATTTCGCGTCCACGGGAATTGACGACAACGCTGCATCCACGGCTAT